CAAATAAACATTGCATTTATCTACTTCACCTGTATTTATCATTAAGGGAAAAAAGAGCCGACTTATATGAGCAGTTATTTGGTAAAGGCTGTCATGCTATTTCCGCATGACTGTGTCAATCAAAACACGGCACTCAAAATCCTTGACAAAGAATTGAAATGATGTTACTTTATAAATAATAATGGAACAATTAAGTTCCTGGCAGGCACCGTTGAGCCTGCTCTTACTATGTGAGCGATGTGGTAAAGACATCAAGCAGAGGAGATAACAAATGGACGCACTTACCTTATGGATGGCAATTGGATTCTTATTCGCCGCCTATTCAGTTATAGCAAATGATTCAGTACAAACTCTCGGTACTTGGATTGCTTCGAACAATGAGAGATTCAATTGGAAAATTATGTGGGGTTGTGCAAGTGCAGTCTTGTTATACACTCTGTGGTATGGTTGGTACACTAACGGTGGAGACATCAGTTACGGGCGACTTAACAAAATACCTTTCCAAGAGATACAATGGTATCATGCCGCGGCACCAGGACTATTATTAATACTTACAAGGATAGGAGTACCAGTTAGTACTTCTTTTTTAGTATTAAGTGCCTTTGCAAGTACATTTGTATTAGAGAAGATGCTTGTAAAAAGTATGATGGGTTATGCTGTCGCGGCAGTGGCGGCGTATGTTATTTGGATAGGAGTTACTAAACTACTAGACGAAGCAAAGCCTGTCAAAGAAGAACACAAGAAAGCATGGCGTGTAGCACAATGGGTAACAACAGGCTTCCTGTGGTTTACTTGGCTAAGTCATGACATGGCAAACATTGCTGTGTTCCTACCTAGAGAGATACCCTGGGACCTAATGGTTCTAGTTAGTCTTGTGTTTGTAGGCGGAATAGGATACATGTTTAGAGAAGGTGGAGGTAAGATACAAACTATTGTATTGGAGAAACACAATACAAGGTATGTACGTTCAGCAACTATTATTGATTGTGTTTACTTTTTAATACTATTGTTCTTTAAAGAAATAAACGATATACCTATGTCAACAACATGGGTGTTCGTAGGTTTACTATGTGGACGTGAACTTGCTATGGCTACTATGACAGGCAAGGAAAAGTTTAAAACAGTATTTCCTTTAATTACCAAAGACTTTATCAAAATGATGATAGGGCTAGGAGCATCAGTTGGTGTTGTTCTAGCAATACATTATGTTATAGTACCAAACGGATACTAAAACTCTTGACTTAATAAACAAGTTAGTGTATTATATAAGTATTACATTAACTCACAACCAAGTAGGAAGGCTTACAACTTGAAAATGAAGATTATCACAGGAAATGCTAACCCTAACCTAGCACAAGCAATCGCTGAACATTGTTTTGCGACACTAGTGCCAGCGAAGGTCTCTACATTTGCAGACGGAGAGTCCAGTGTAGAATTTTTAGAGAATATTAGAGGTGAAGATGTTTTTATTATCCAAAGCACCTGTACACCTGTTAATGACAGTTTAATGGAACTTATGATAATGATTGATGCGGCACGTAGATCTAGTGCTAATAGAATTACCGCAGTCATTCCTTATTTCGGGTATGCAAGACAGGATCGTAAAAGTGCAAGTCGTACTCCTATTACAGCCAAACTTGTAAGCAACATTATTACTACTGCTGGTGCTGATAGAATCCTTACAATGGATTTGCATGCAGGACAGATACAAGGTTTCTTTGACATCCCAGTGGATGATTTAACAAGCCGTGTAGTGTTTGCAAAAGATATTAAACGTGCAATAGGAATTGTAGACGATCCAGAAGTAAATCAACAAGGTACAGTATTTGTATCACCAGACGCAGGCGGAGTTGTTCGTGCTAGGAAGTTTGCTGATATGTTCAATGGCGACATTGCTATCGTAGACAAACGCAGACCAGAAGCAGGCAAGAGCGAAGTTATGAATCTAATTGGAGATGTAAAAGGTAAACATGCTATCCTAGTAGATGATATTGTAGACTCAGGCGGGACATTATGTAATGCGGCCAAAGCTATTATGGATGCTGGTGCGGCAAGTGTTCGTGCTTACATCACACATGGTGTGCTATCAAACGAAGCATGTCAAAGAGTTGAGAAGTCAGTACTAGACGAACTAGTAGTTACAGATAGTATTCCTGATCGTTGTCCTAAGAATTGTAAAAAGACACGACAGGTTAGTGTCGCGCCTTTGTTTGGTGAAGCTATTAGACGTGTAACAAACGAAGAAAGTGTTAGCTCTTTATTTGTGTAATGTGTTTGATATATTCAGTCATTGAATGATCTCCAAAGCTATCTATCTTTCCTTGCTTTAGACCCATCCAAATACCACGCCATTTGTCTTTGACTAGTTGCCAACCTGTAGGCTTTCTATAGTTTCCATATGCATTTAGATAATGTTCTGTACCGTGATGTACGTAGCCCATAATCCAAAGAGGAACAGTAGTAACAATATCATTGTTATTCTTCCAACGATGATGTGTTACACCTAAGCTCTTAACATATCCTCTCCAACCTACACGTGGTGAACCAAATGTGTATAGTTCAACTGGATCGTTAAGTTCTTCATCATGTAAACAACGACTGGCCATTATAGTTGCCATGGCCGCTCCTAAACTATGTCCACAGAACCATAGTGTCTTACCTAAGTTTGCTTTACGATTAATGTCTTCCGTAACCGCAGGCCATAGTTCATCTACCTCTGCTTTAAAACCTTGATGCACTCTTGAGATTGTTTCTGCCATTACTGGCAATGCTTTTAGATCTGCACTTATATCGTTGAACTCTGTTGGTTCAGTTCCGCGACATGCAATTACTAGATCTGTTTTGTTCATGAAGCGATAAGCCTGTGCTCCATCCTTTTGATAGAATTCAGTTGTAGTGAATCCTAACTTTTTCGCTTGACTTCTTGCGTTTTTTTCGTTATTATATGCAATGCTTGATAATTTTGCAAATAACAAGGAACGTGCATTAAAGTCCATTTTTTCGATCGTCATACTTCGCCCTCCGTTAATACAATATTTATTGCTTTGCTTGACTAAATACGTTATAAGGATGTAACATAATGAAAAAAGCTACTAGATCTATACTTGAAGAACTGAATAATCTTAATTTCAATAGAAATAAAGAACATCTCATCGAAACTACAGGGGTAAACCTTGTTGAGAGTGCAATTAACTTGTTTGAACAAATGAGTGAACATTATTCGCAAGAAGAAGCTCTAGAACTTGAACGTAGATTCATTAACAGCGTTAAGAGTGCTGATCCTCGCAAATTTAAACGTGGAATTCAAAAAATAAATGAGAGTAAAAAGAATGATTCTTAAAGAAGGTGGAAACGTATTCAAAACAGAACCAAAAGACCCTGAGAGTGCCATAACTCAACGTATTGCTACATCTGATGTTAATCCAACAATAGATTGGCTTAATAAAACCTTTGGCTTTAAGTTTATTGATGAAGACAGACTAGGCACTACTGGACAGAAAGTTAAACCAGACGGCACATTTGAAGAAAATAGTTCAGGCGACATTGATCTTAATGTTGACATAAGAGAATTACCTAAAGAAGAAATAATTGCAAAATTAACTTCTTGGTGTAAAAAACAAGGCATACCAGATTTAGAAATAATGAACAAAGGTCGTACATTTACAAAAGGTTGGGTCGCTAACGCAGGACTACAGGTACATTTCAGAACTCCTATAAATGGTGATCCTAAAAACGGTTTTGTACAAACAGACTTTATGCTAACAGACAATCCAGATTTACAACGTGGAGCCAAACGTGGAGGCACAGAAAAGTTTACAGGAGCAGACAGAGCTGTACTATTATCTAGTCTAGCAAGAGGTAGAGGATATAAGTTTAGTCCAACCAAAGGTATAGTTGATCCTAACAATGGCGATGCAGTAATTGCCAATAACTGGGATAAGATTGCAGAAATACTTTTAGGTAAAGGAGCAACAGAAAAAGATACTCATACTGCAGAACAGATGCTTGCTAAGATTAAAAACGATCCTAACTATGAAGAACTAGTTGCTGGATTCAAAAGTAGTTTTGAAAAACAAGGTAGAATTTTTCCTGAGACAGCTAAAGGTATTCATCATGGAATAATGCTGGCTGAAAAAAATATTATTGGTAAAGCATTTGACAAAGGTAAAGGGCTTGTTAAAACTGCTGTAGCAGGAGCCAAAGCAGGTTACGACATAAGTTCGCAAGGAACAGGTAAGCCGTTAG